GAATCATTACAGCTATGAATGCTTCAGCTGATACAGGTGTTGCGGGTGGAACGTCAACTGCTCTACCTAGCACGCAAAAGACTGCAACTACAGACCAATCAGACGGTTTGACTATTGCAAAACTTAGAAGTGCTAAATACATCTTGGACAACAACGACATAGATCCTTCTTTGAAGAGATACTTAGTTTGCGGTCCAAAACAAATTCAAGACTTACTAGCAACTACTGAAGTTACTAGCTCTGATTTTAATACAATCAAAGCTTTGGCTCAAGGTAATATAGATAGTTTTCTTGGATTTCAATTTATAATGTCAACAAGACTGAACAAAGACGCTACTCATACTACTGATAGATTATGTTTTGGTTTCACAGAAGATGCAGTGAAACTAGCTATCGGAAAAGATGTAACGGCTAAAATTTCAGAGAGAGCTGACAAGAGCTACAGTACACAAGTATATTATTGTATGGATCTTGGCGCAACTCGTATGGAAGAAGAAAAAGTTGTTCAGATACCTTGTCACGAGTAATAACTAGAGGAGATATAATAATATGGGAACTAAAAACTCAGACTTAGTAGCTAACTTTGAAGCTACTCCTCAAGTCCTAAACAACTCGGCACTTTTACACGGAGTAGTTCGTGTAGCTCAAGGTACTATAGTTGTTGCGGCTGGAGACAGTGATGATAACGATATTGTTATGCTTGCGCCAATTCCAAGTAATGCTGTTGTTCCACAAATTTTTGTGGGAACAGATACTTTTGGTGGCTCATGTACTTTCAATGTTGGTATATATCAAAGCGATGGAACAGTAGTAGATGAAGATTATTTTGCTAGCACAGTAGCTGATGCTGCTGCAATGGCAGATGTAAGATTTGAAGCTGCTGACATCAACACTGCTGGAAAAGCAATGTGGGAAATGGCTGGAGCGTCATCTGATCCTGGAGGTTACTACTACATAGCGGCTACTATGGCTGCTGCTGGTGGAACTGAAGGCGATATGAGCTTCAACATCCAATACGTTGTAAACTAAGCAATAAAATTTTAGGCGAGGAAAGCGAGAGTGGAACTCGCCTAGAATGCAATAAAAAAATTTAATGAAATTTGTAATCGTTTTATATTTTTGTAGTTTTATTCAAACTGGAAGTAACTGCTATCAATCTGGTTATGGTCCATTTGAATATAATACTTATGGAGAGTGTATTTTAGATGGTTATAGAATTTCACATAATACTTTAAAAACAAATCATACAGTTGAAGAAATAACTGAAAAAAAATTAGCAATTAAATTTCAATGTAAGGAAGTAGGAGAATTAACTTAATATGGCATCAGTAGTAAACATCTGTAATTCAGCACTCAATTTAATTGGTGCATCTACAATATCAGCATTAACTGAAGATACTAAGAATGCTAGATTATGTAATCAAAGATACGAGCCTGTTAGAAACAGAGTATTTAGAAGTCATAATTGGAATTGTTTGGTTAAAAGAGTTCAACTTGCTCAAAACTCAACAGCTCCAGCTATAGAATATGATTATGCTTATGCTTTACCTTCAGATAGTTTAAGAGTTCTAAAAATTCATAATGGTAATGTTGATAGTATTGAGAGCAATTTAGAGTACAAAATTGAAGGCAAGAATATAGTAACAAATGAAACGACTGTTTATGTTGTTTATGTTGCTTTAGATACAGATCCTAACAATTATGATGCTTATTTAAGAGAAGCAATCTCTCACCAACTTGCAGCCGATTTAGCTTATGCCATTACTAATAATGCAACATTAGCTAATAATTATATGTCTAGAGCTGATGAAAGATTAAGAGAAGCAAGATTTATAGACGCAACAGAAAATAGTTTAGATACAGTTGAAGCAAACGAATTTACGAATGCTCGATTGTAATGGTTAAAGCAGCTTTTGATCCAAGAAACATAACTTTATATTTAAAACCAAGACATTTAATTCATTTTGAATGGCAAAGTTCTAATAAAATTTATCGTTATGCTTTGGTCGAAGTAATTGATCCAAAAGATATTAATGAAAAATCAAAGCAAAAAAAAGACGAAATAGGTTTAACTCAAGAGGAAATTTGGAATAAAAAATATGCCAAGAACAACATTAGCATTAAGTAGTTTTGTATCGGGAGAATTTTCTGCAAAGCTTGATGGAAGAACAGATTTTGAGAAGTATTCAAGCGGATGTAAAACAATGGAAAATATGTTGGTTCATCCTCAAGGTGCAGCTACAAGAAGAGTAGGAACTCAATTTATTTCAGAAGTTAAAGATAGTTCTGCTAAAACAAGATTAATTCCTTTTGAATTTTCAACAACTCAAACTTATATGTTGGAATTTGGAAATCAGTATATAAGATTTTTTAAAGATAAAGGTCAGATAACAGAAAGCAATAAAACTATTACAGCTATTACTGCTGCTAATCCAGCTGTAGTTACATCTAACGCACACGGTTATTCCAATGGAGACTTTGTAATTATAACTGGTGTAGTTGGAATGACTGAAGTTAATGGTAAAACATTTAAAGTAGCAGACAAAACTACTAATACTTTTGAATTACAAGATGTTGATGGAACAGATATTAATTCATCTGGTTATACCGCTTATTCATCTGGTGGAATTGCTAATAAAATTTATCAAATCACAACTAATTATACGACTGCACAATTATTTGATTTAAAATTTGCTCAAAGTGCTGATGTTTTATACATCACACATAACAGCCATGAAGTATCAAAATTATCAAGAACAGGACATACAAGCTGGACATTATCAGAAGTAGATTTTGGAGAAACTGGACCTTATTTATCTGCTAACACTACAGCGACTACTTTAACTCCGGCATCTTCTGGAACTGGAACAGGCGTTAATATAACAGCCAGCTCAACTACTGGAATTAATGGCGGTGATGGTTGGCAAACTACAGATGTTGGTAGAATAATAAAATTTAATAGTGGTGAAGCTAAAATAACAGCTAGAACAAATACGACAGTTGTTGTTTGCACAATTACAAAAGCCTTTGCTAATACCGATGCAACTGCATCATTTTCTTTAGGAGCTTTTAGCGATACTACAGGACATCCAAGTTCAGTAAGTTTCTTTGAACAAAGATTAGTGTTTGCCGGAACAACAGATGAGCCACAAACTTTATATTTTTCTAAATCTGGTGATTATGAAAATATGACAGTTGGCACAAATGCGGATGATGCAATGGTATATACTATCGCTTCAAACCAAGTAAACGCAATTAGATATTTAAAAGCTGTAAGAACTTTAATTGTTGGAACTTCTGGCGGTGAATGGACAGTTAGTGCCGATGGTACTGATGCTGCTGTTACACCAAGTAATATAACGATTAAAAAACAATCATCTTATGGAAGCTCAACTGTTGATGCTATTCCAGCTGGTAATGCTACTTTATTTTTACAAAGAGCAAAAAGAAAAATTAGAGAACTAGCTTATGACTTTGATGTTGATGGTTATTCTGCTCCAGATTTAACAATATTAAATGAAACCGTAACTGATAGCGGAATTAATGAAATGGCCTATCAGCAATCACCAGATAGTAATTTATGGTGTGTAAGAGACGATGGAGTTTTAGCTTGCTTAACTTATCAAAGAGCTGAAAATGTAACTGCATGGACTAGACATAAAGTAGGTGGTATCGGACAAGAATGCACAATAACAGTTTCAGATTATGCAAATATAGCAAATGGAACAAAATTAAAATTTACAAAATCAGATGGAACAGAAGTTACTTTTACTTCTACAACTGGAACTGCTGGAACAGACGAATTTAAAACTGAAACTAATAATGATACAACAGCAGATAACATTTATACTGCTATTAATGCTCATGCTGATTTTACTGTTGCCAATCCATCGGCAGCCGTTGTTACAATTCGAGAAAGTTCACATGAAGCTACAGGATTTTTAACTTGTAAAAGTAATGATACTGATAGATTAACTGTTCAAAATGAAAGTGATGCTGTTGTTGAAAGTATAGCTTCTATTTCTGGAACATTAAATGAAGATGAACTTTGGATTATTGTTAAAAGAATTATTAATGGTTCAACTAGAAGATATGTAGAGTGTTTTTCTAATTTTGATTTTGACGAAACTTCAAACGAAGATTTTCATTTTTTAGATAGTGGATTAAGTTATGATGGAACAGCTACTACATCCTTATCTGGTTTAGATCATCTTGAAGGTCAAACAGTTCAAATAATTGCTGATGGTGCTACACATGCAGATAAAACAGTTTCTAGTGGTGCTGTTACTTTAGATAGAAGCTCTAAAAAAGTTAAAGTTGGATTAGGTTATAATTCAATACTTCAAACAATGAGAATTGAAGGTGGATCAGCAGAAGGAACAGGACAAGGAAAAGTAAAAAGAATTTCAAAAGTAGTATTAAGATTATTTAATACTGTTGGTGTAAAATGTGGACCAAGTTTAACAAATCTTGAAACCGTTCCTTTTAGAACAACTTCAAGTGATTTAGATACTCCAGTTTCAACTTTATTAGCTGGAGATAAAATAGTGGAATTTACCGATGATTACAATTCAGATGGATTTATATTTGTAAAACAAGATCAACCTTTGCCTTTATCTATATTAGCTATTTATCCAACTTTTGTAATTTCTGATGGATAGTCAAATAAAGCCTTTTAGAAAAATTCATGCGGATCAAATAGTAAGTTATGGCATGAACGATAAGCTAATGGAAATAGATGCTGGTTATAAAGATAATAGACTTTGTAATTACACTAAATCCGAAAATGGCTTTACTATGTTTATT